TGCTAAGATTGGCTCAAGTGGTTACTATGCTCAGATTGGTTCAAGTGGTGACTATGCTCAGATTGGCTCAAGCGGCGCCTCTGCTCATATTGAGAGTACAGGTAATCACTCTGTTGTTATGGCAGCTGGTAACAATTCTATTGCTAAGGCTAAGATTGGAAGCTGGATTACCCTTGCAGAATGGGATTACGTTGATGACGTTTGGACTCCTATCTGTGTGAAGACCGAACAAGTCGATGGCGAACGTATCAAGGCTGATACCTTCTACAAACTGGTTAATGGCGAATTTAAGGAAGTTGAGGAATAGAATGAAAGAAAAGAAATATTTATCTCTGGTGTACGCATTGAAAGAGTATGCCAGAGTGAACGGGAAAGGCGGTCCTATCTTTGAAGATAACAAGTGCTTCACGTTTGACGACATCAAGGCAGCTTTCAACGCAGGGCGTGAGAGCGTGGTGGAGAATATACCAGAGTTGGAGTGGAAAGATAATGACATTGCCGTTGAGGAAGAATTTGCACTTTGCCCTGTTGGTAGATACGAAGTTGCACGCTGGGATGAATTATTTGAAATTTGGTGTAACTCTCTTTTTCTTGGTTATCGACCCTCGCTTTCAGAAGCCAAGCTGGCAGCCAACGAGGACTATAAGAAACGAATTAAACAAGCATTGGGGTTATGACAATATTAGAATTACAGGAAAATGGTTATTCTTTCGTAAAAAAAAAAGATAAGTTATGAATAGAGAAGAATAATTTGAAAAAGCTGCGTCTGAATATGCTGAAAATTATGGTTATTTTAATTGCGACCTTGATGATGTTGAATGCGGGTTTATTGATGGTGCAAAGTGGGCAGACGAGCACCCTACGAACCATTGGCACAAGAATATAGATGGTGATTTACCTAAGGAAAGTGGTCGCTATTTAGTTATGGCACAAAATGGATATTGCCATACTTGTAAATATAAAGCTGATAGTAGGTATTGGGACACAGTTGGTTATCAAAGTGATATTAAATATTGGATGGAGATACCCGAGTTATCAACAGAATAAAAATAATGAATTATGAAAACATACGTAATCACACTATCAAGATATTTCCTTGCAAATCACAAACGAGCAGGGGAAGAGACACATTTCAAAGAGAAGTTCATACTTGGACAGGGGCTTACAGATTATGATACTCCGTCCATGGCGAAGATACACACCATCAGGGCGAATTACCCTCTGTGGGAGAAACGAATTAAGGAAGTGCAGGATGGGCGTGCCATATTATCCATTCGACAGTGGACAGGTAAGCCGTATAGAAGTAAGCAGGTGGAAATTGCAACACTAACAGCAGAAAGCGGTGTGGGTATTCAGTTAATGGAAGTGACAAATGATTTTGCAGAGTGCATTGTCGACGCTCATCATCATAGCTATGTTTCTGTTGCTATGAACGATGGATTACATCCTGCCGATTGGATTGATTGGTTTAGTTGCTACGAACTCTCAAAGCCCATGGCGATTATTCACTTTACAAAATTCAGATACTGGGAACTAAAAGAAGAAAAATAATATGAGAGGAATTTTATTCAGGGGTAAGAAATCAAATGGCAGGTGGGTATATGGCTCGCTTGTTGTATCAGAGAACATCAAGCCTGCAATATATTATGAAGTAGGCAAAGGTCTTGTAAAACAATTTGACTGGTGCTATGTAAAACACGACACCATCGGTCAGTACACTGGACTGAAAGACAAGAAGAGAAAGAAAATCTACGAGGGGGATATACTAAAAACTCCACGTGGATTTATTGGTCAAGTTGTGTTTGGCAGAGCGGAGGAAGAATGCAGACACAAAGTGTTTGGTCGAATGGTTATCGACTGCTATACAACATACGGATGGATTTTCGTAAGGGGCGATGGCTACAGATGTGCTATTGACGATGAGTTGTTAGAGGGAGAGATTATTGGCAATATCCACGATAATCCAGAATTGATGAAAGGAGGTAGCAATGAAACGTAGGTGTATAAAGTGTGAACACGGTTACAACCCCATTCCAGGCAGTAGCCGTATTGATGTTCAGTATTGCGGCTTTGGATTGAAAGATGGTGCTGCTCCTGTTGGTGAATTCTGTCCTATGGATGGAAAGAAACTACAGAATTTGAGAAAAGGAGGTGAGAAATGAGAAAGATACTTTTTAATGATAAGTTTTGCCTCACACAGGCAGTGCTTGCAAGGCAGAAGACAATGACAAGGCGAGTGCTGAGAGACAACGTGCCGCTTGGTAATTGGGAAGAAACTGTAAAACACCTACCTTACAAGGTCGGAGAAGTAGTAGCCATAGCTCAATCTTATGAAAGTATTATGGATGAATCGGTAAGGAATTCAGCTCTGCCCTGTTGGAGTTTTGCTGATGACCATTGCGATGAAGCTGGGTGGAATAACAAAATGTTCGTCCGTGCTGATTTGATGAAACATCACATAAGAATTATTGATGTTAAGGTAGAACGCTTGCAGGATATTTCTGATGAAGATTGCTTGTGTGAAGGAATAGAAGAGCATTTCAATGGTATTCAATATGTATTAAAGACAAATGCTGGCTATTGTTATCAACATCCGTTTGATACCCCACGCGAAGCCTTTGCATCATTAATTGACAAGGTAAGCGGTAAGGGTACGTGGGAGAGTAACCCTTGGGTGGTAGCGTATAGTTTTGAATTAGTAGATTAAAAGTAAATGAATTATGAAAATAAAGAATGAAGCGGAACTGCTAAATAAGTTCTGTGATAAAACCTGCATAAAAGAGATACTTACTGAACCTTTTTTCAACACGAACTACAATGAAGTTTGGAGTTCTGATGGAGTTGTCCTTATTCGGATAAATCCAAAAGTTCTTACAAATGAATATCCAAAAAAGAAGTTAGATTTTCCAAAATTAGAGAGCCCTTGCAATAAGAAAATCACTTTAGAGGCTGTAAATCAAGCATTGGATGAGTGTCCTAAAATTGATGAAGAAATTGTTATTCAAGATGCAGTTGAATGTGAAGATTGCAACGGAAGTGGCTATGTTACTTGGGAGTATATGGACATTCACGGACATACACACGAACATGAATCTGGTTGCCCAGTATGTGATGGTACTGGAGAAATTGAGCCCGAAAGAACCAAGAAGACAGGAAAGCAGATTACAGATGAATATGCCGTTATAAATATTGGCAATGCTTACTTTAGGGCAAGGGTTATTAGTAAACTAAAGTTTGCACTGGATTTTCTTGGAATAACCTCTGCTAAGTTAACACATAACCCTGATATAACAGCTAATGAATTTGTTTTAAACGATGACATACGCATTATCCTAATGCCCATGCTTAATCCATGGAATGAGTATGATGCAGCGGTAAAATTAGTAGATTAATGTATGGACGAATTAAGAAGAGAATATATCATTCCTGTGTATTTAAATCCTGCGGAAATGATAGATTGCAGTTATCTACCCAACAAAAAGAGTAAATCACGTGCAGAGTCAACACCCTACGCAAGTAAGAGAAAAAAGAAACGTAAAAAGTAAAACAAAGTAACTATGGAAGTAAAATTAAAGGCAGGGGATAGCCTTAATATCCCAGAAGGCTGCAAGGCAGTAATCAAGGACAATGTGGTTGTCTTTGAGAGAGAAGAAAAAGAGGAAGTGCAGGAGTTTAAGGATGGTGATGTGTTAACTTCAATAGCGGGTGTTGTTCTCATATTTAAAAGGGACGATGGTTGTGATCAGTTTACATCACATTATAATACGGGAAATTTCCTCAATAATTCTTGGCAGAAACCTCATTTTCGCCACGCCACAGAAGAAGAAAAACAAACCCTTTTCGACAAGATGAAAGAGGAGGGTTTGCAATGGAATGCAGAAAAGAAGCGAGTGGAGAAGATTAGGTGGAGAGCAAAGAAAGGTGGAGATTACTACTTTATTGACGTTGATTTAACAGTTAAAAGTTTAGACGATACTTATAGCACTTTTGACAACAAACTTTGGAATGCTCTCAACTATTTTCACACCGAGGAGCAAGCAGGTGAAGCTGCAAGGCGCATGAAAGAAGTTTTGTTCCAATACCACGAGGAGATAGGAGAGTAAATTATGAAAGCAAAAGTAAAAGATACAGGCGAGATAGTAGATGTAAAGTTTAGTACCCACCCTAACCCTGCCGTTGACGAAACTTATTGGTGGTGCAAGGATAAACAAGAAAGTTATCATAAGAGTGAACTTGATTTCATGGAATGTGATATTGATTGGGAACAACGCCGCTACGAATTAGCAAAAGATGCAATGAGTAGCATTTTGACTGCACCTGTTACAGAGGGAGTTAACCCAAACCCAAGTGTCGAAGACGTTGCAATGTATTCTGTGAAATTTGCTGATGCATTAATCAAAGAACTGAAAGGAGAATAAGGCATGAACATATCGGATATGTTGGATATAATGCTAATAATCGTTATAATCCTATACGCATTTATTCACGGGTGCAAGATTGTATACGAGAAAGGGGTTGAAGATGGCAGGGAGAGCGGTTGCTTGCGTCAACTGCTTAGAGACATTGATTTTATTAACAAACTAAAGGAAAAGCATAATAATGAAGATAACGGAACTGAACATCGGTGACAAAGTCTGCAATAAAGAAGACGGATTCCCTATGACAGTCGTGGGGCTTTACTCAACTCTTGCAGACTTGAGTAACGGCACAGTTTACCTTGACTTCGTTGGGAACGAGGGTGATATGTGGGAGGAAGAAGCAAAAGACTTGATACCCTACCACAAAGTTTAATTATAAATAAAAATAAGATTATGCAAACAACAGTATTAAAAGAAGTGATTGCGTTCCTATTTGGGCGCAAGTATTATGCTAACATTGTAGCAACAAAAGGAACAGACAAGACAGAAATTTGTTCGTACATATTCACCAGCAAAGAAGAAGCAGATAAACATCGTGACGGTTTAGAGACGACACGGTCTTTCATCTTTATTGAAACAATATCGTTCCGCTCCCGCAAAGAGTATTAAAAGATAAACCGCACATAACCTTTACGTGTAATATATTTGCAAAATGATGAATATTCTCAAAAAGATACAGAACTGGTATTGGTCGCTTAGGTTATATGTAATCTTAGACCCTGCAGACAATTCTGTAACACTATCTAAGAAGCTTTTCAGCCATATCCGTAAATATTCGGATACGGCTGATAAAGCCGTTGTATTCGTATTTCGTGTGTCTGACAGCGGATTTTTTGCTTTTATGCTCAATCCAAATATTGAGAAGCCTACACAGATTTGTGATATACAATACAACGATAAGTATAAATGTATAGGTTTCGAGACACTCAATCCATCAGTTGGACGTATTCTTTATGACTACAACTTACCTGCTGAAAGTAAATGCAAGTTGTCGGTATCAGTAAAAGAAACTAACAACAAACTATATTATCAGATTGACAAGCCGTCTAAACATGAATAAAGAAATAAAGTATAACGGACTATCAACAGTTCCACCTGACAATACTTGTCAAGATGGAGACTCTACTATGTTGTTGAACCTCATTCCTGAAGATGGTGCGTTAAAACCTGTATCGGCTCCAAAGGTGGTGTTCAATCTTGGCGAAAACCACAGTGTTATATATGTGCATAAGGCTACAACCTATACACATTATATTATCATTAATACTGCTAACAAGAAACTGCTGTGGACTATAGACGGTAGCAAATTCACAGACTTGTATAGTATAGGTGACAAAGAATTGTATCAAGTAGTGGGAGTAGGTAATACGCTTATAGCTCTTACCAATGAAGGTATGTTCTACTTCCTTTGGAAAGGTGACACTTCTGGTTATCTATTCCTTGGCAATGATATTCCAGAATTACCTATTTCTTTTGGATTGCAGGGTGAGATGCAGCGTACTGATGAGTTTACCCTTGAGTTTGATAACCTTAGCTGGGAAACAAAGACAAAGGAGAATGGGTACAGTTACAGTAGCTACAATGAGTTCTCCGATGAAAACAAAAAAAAAATAACATCACAAGTGTTGGCTAAAGTAAACAAATTCATAGCTGACAGGTCAACTAATAAAGGTAAATTCATCTTTCCTTTTCTTGTAAGATACGCTTATCGCCTCTATGATGGTAACCTCATCAGACACTCTGCACCAGTTCTCATGGTATGTTCTACAAGTTGCGCTCCTATTGTCATGTGGCGGCATCTATATGGTAAGAATGGTTTGAATAGGGCTGATGTTCGTGTTGTTGGAATGTTACACTCGTTGGACTATGCTGTCATTAAACAGAGTGATATAGACTTACTGAAAGACTGGACTGATATTGTTAAATCTGTTGATATATTTGTATCAAAGCCAATATACACCTACGACCAAAATGGAGAGTGTGATAAATTCTTCAATTATGACGAGTATGGCAATGAGGCGTGGGGATATAGTATTTGCAAACATACTAACCAAGCTGCAGATAAAACCAAATATCCTTTGCGCTATCAAAAGAAAGATATGGGTTATCTTTATCAGATGACATTTGATAAAGATAATCTCGGTGCACGTCCAGGTGGTATACTTGGACTTCCTCGCAAAGATTCTTCGACGGTAAAGGAAGATGTTCGTAACTGTTCAAACTTCTACTTTCTCGAAAGTATTAAGATAGAACAGCTTACTACAACACGCACACTTCTTAATATAGAAGAAGACTATTTGCAATCTCTGACCAATAGAGAAGTTATGACCGATGATTATGACAGCCACGACAAGATTATACCAAAGTATGCATTTGGTTATAATGCTCGAGTTAATCTTGCTAACATCAGAAAGATACTTTTTGAGGGATTTAATGCTGGAGCGATGTTGCCTTTCACAGACGGATATGTGAAGCACTGGTCTGACGCTTCTCCTACAGTATTAGACTTGAAAATCAATATATCTGTTTATGTTTTTATCAAACAGGATGGAAAAGATGTAACCGTGCATGGTGAAGCTGGGGTATTTGGTTATGAGAATCCAGTTCTATTCCTTTACTATCCAAATGGGAATGCTTACAAAGCAATTGTTTCGATAGGAGGTTACTCTGGAAGCTCCTACGAAGTACCACTTGAACGGCATGCCTTTCTTAATGGGGCTTTCTACTATGGTGGTTGGAATAATTTAGAAAAACAAATATATAACTCACCAACTATTTTCAGCGAAGAAGAACGGACGATTGAAATTCCTAATAAGATATACACTTCCGAAGTAAACAACCCTTTCTACTTCCCAGTTACAGGCATAAACACTGTTGGGACAGGTAAGATATTGGGTATATCGACTGCTGCAAAAGCTCTTAGCGAAGGACAGTTTGGGCAGTTCCCTCTCTATGCCTTCACAGATGAGGGTGTATGGGCTTTGGAAGTCAATTCTGCTGGTGGCTACTCTGCCAAACAACCTATCACACGTGACGTGTGTCTGTCATCGAAAAGTATCACGCAAATTGATTCTGCTGTTCTATTTACAACTGATAGAGGTATTATGCTCTTGCAAGGTTCACAAGCAATGTGTATCTCTGACGTTCTCAATGGAGAGAACGCTGTAACAATAACTGTGTTACCTAAGATTGATAAAATCTTAGAACATGCAGACTTGTCGAAAGGTACTCTAAGGATACTACCTTTCATGGATTTTGTTCGTGATTGTCGAATGATATATGACTATGAGCATCAACGAATCATCGCTTACAACACCAGCAAAGAGTATAACTGCAATTATGCTTATATATTCTCACTAAAGTCAAAACAGTGGGGAATGATGCAATCCAATATTGCAGATAATGTAAACTCCTACCCTGATGCACTTGCTGTACTTAATGATGGCAGCCTTGTTAATTTCTCTGATGAGACCGACGAGGTTTATAAAAGTATTGTTGTGTCACGCCCAATAAAACTTGATGCTTATGACATTCATAAGTCTGTTGATACCATCATACAGCGTGGCGTATTTAAGAAAGGACATGTCAAGTCTATTCTCTATGCTTCTAACGATTTGTATAACTGGGTTCCAGTATGGTCATCTATAGACCATTACTTACGTGGATTTAGGGGAACACCTTATAAATACATTCGTATAGTGCTACTTGCTAATCTTTCAAATAATGAAGGAATTACTGGTTGCTCGGTGCAATTCACACCGCGATTAACCAACCAGCCGAGATAGTTTAGGTTTTTAGTTTATAGGTTAAGATTGATTTTTACGAAAAGGGCAGTTCTACGTGATGTAGCGCTGCCCTTGTTTATTACCATGGTTTTAACTTCCTCCTTACCTTACCCCTTCTTGACATAAGAGATGTGCGTATTTTTATTTTTGTATCTCTCAATTTGCTTTCCCAACGCTCTGCACTTCGTGGAAATGTTATGCTCAACCAATCTGACAGGACGCTACACACAAGAAACTCGTGTATGTACTCCTCCAACATCTTAACGGTTGTCATAGAAAAGTTTTGAGGGAGCATAAGTTTAATAGTGTATGTATCTGGTTCTTTCAGAATATCATCAAGCACTTCTTCTGCGTCGGGTAATTCTTCTTTTGCGTATGGATATAGTAACTCCACGCATTCAGCATGAGCTAAGTTAAGAATGCGAGTAACACGATCTATATTGCCGTCTTGAACAATGTCAAACACTTGATGTTTGGCGTGTTCTGTATCTTGTGACATAATATCAGCCTCAACAAAAGAATAGTTACTGGCGTCATATAGCAGTTCCTTGCGTTTAAAAGTCAGCGTTATAACCTTTTTTTGCTGTTCTGATTCATACTGTTTACAACAATTCATAAGCGTTTTTACTTAATAGGTTGGGCGTGTTGGTCGACTCCGCTTATATAGCGCACGCTTTACATTCTCAAGGCTAACTGTTGAATGCCCTGCATACACCTCTGCATCTTCTTTGTTAGTAATAGCAAACCAATCGGCAAGTGTCATATCAACTAAATAAGAATGTATACCATTACCAAGGCTATCCGCAGAAGCGTTATTGTAATTTGAAGGTAACTTAAAAACTAAAGTCAATTGCCCATTATTATCAATTTCGCTAATCATACGATTATTACTCGTACTTCTATCTTCGTAGAGATATTCCCCTAAAAGACTCTTGAGAGAAGAAAAGGCATTCGCAAGGGAACGTCGTATCTGATAACTGTTCTCATCATCATCACTTGCTTGCATATTAGATACTGCCTGATATGGTTTCTTCCCTTCTGCTTCTCTTGCTTGTCCTGTCAGATAAGCTTTGTTTTGAACATCATATATAAGCTCTCTAACTTCTTCGGTGACCGTTAGGTCTTTCTTGTTTTCTGCCATATAGTTTATTTTTAATGTTATTAATCGTATGTTGGACGTACTGGTTTCTTTTTGTAATAGGCTTTACGCATAACATCTTCCATATCCGTAGCCGCTGATGTTGCATAACCTTCTGCTTCATTCTTATTTGTGAATATATACCACTTACTTGTTATATTCATAACAAAGAAGCTGAACAAACTACGCTGCATACTTTCCTTGAGGTTGTCATCAAAGGAATTAGATACCTCAAGTTCTAATATGTATTCATCATTCTCTTCACGCTCTGAACTTAGTAGTTTCTTTAGACTACCAGCAATCATATTCTTACTCTCATTCCAGAAGCGTTCGAGCATCGTCCTGTCCTCATCAGTTGTAAAGATACGATCGTATGCGTCTTCGTCATTATCCATCTTTGCACCTGTGTATGAGGTGGTCTTTGCGACTTCTTGGTAAACTTCGTTTTTGCCAACTTTAAAAACAACCGTCTTCATACTTCTACCATCTGAATATGTTATAATTAACTCCTATTCCTACATAAGGACGCAACTCTTTACCAGTACATCCATAGCCAATCTGCAAGCCTATACCCCAATGTTTTGGCTTTTCTCGTATATAATGATTGATTACTTGCGTCTTCTGATAAACAAATATACTGTCAAGTTGAGGCTCATATCCACTTACCCACGCTTTATAGGTACTATCTTCATACACCTTCTGAGTAATAGGAATAACAACCGCTGCGCTGTCACCTCCTACTTGTTCTACAGATTGAGACAAAAGACTATCGTCGTTATCGTCTCTTTTAGAAACTTTGTTTGCAACAGGCAAGGTATCCGTTCTGTACCGTACGATAAGACTATCTTTGGGAATAGGCTTATAATAAGGTATTGTGTCGTTATAGATAACCGTGTCCCTTATCACCTCGTAAGTAGGTGTAGGTGATTTTATAGGCTTATAGATTAGCGCATATCCAAGAATCGTTATTGCACTAATCAAAAGCATCGTAGAAAAAACATTCTTACCTTTCATATCTATAAGTTTGAGTATTCTTCCTTAGCATTGAAACACGGACAAGACTTCATCCACTCGTTTGGCGTTATCTTGCCATCCTTATTCAAGTCGGGCGAAAAGTCCCTATGCCCTTGAATAACTGCTGTAGGGTATTTCTTATGTAGCATCTTCAACAGCGAGCGCAAGCTTGCTTTCTGTGCGTCTGTGCGGTTGTCAGTGGGTTTGCCATTAGTATCAATGCCACCAATATAAGCAACATTGATTGAAACTGAATTAAAACCCTTAACGCCATTGCTTACTTTTTCTTCATCAAGAAGCTGTGTAATCTTGCCGTCTGGCGACACCACATAATGATAACCTGGATTAACCCACCCTTTACGCCTGAACTCTTGCTTTAAGCCCTCAATCGTCATAGACTGATGGCTTGCGGTACAGTGAACCGCAATGTATTTAATATTTCTCATCTTACTTCTCCCTTGTTAATTTTGCTACAGCTGCCATACCTGCTGCTGCTCCTACGAGATATGGATAAATCTTTATCCACCATTCTGGAGGTGTAGCCGCTGCTGCTGTCATAGCGGTATGAATAGCTACAGCAACAATACTGACACCTGAACCCAATACGACAATATTCTTAAAGAACTTCGGTGTTGTCGCTCTCCACCTGCTTATAATGCTTTTAAATGACACTCTCATTATTCGCCTCCTTTCTGTGTTATATGACTATCCATATTAGGTCGGTCTGCCTTGATGTCATTAAGGTGCGATACTTTAATGTTTATCTCACCAAGCATCGACTTTATTTCTTTCATATCCTCTTGAGAGCCTACGAATAACTGGTGGTCGTTCATAACTTGCACCTCGAGTATTGATATGCGTTGATTAAGCTGCACCCATGAGCCTGCAACAGCTACAATGATTGAGCCAATAACACCTATCATTGCGTTTCTTATGCCTTTATCCATTGCCATATCATAGAAGTCTTACTAATGTTCTTACTCCGAAGCCTATAGCTACGCCCCCGACTGTTAGTCCCCAATCGATGATGTCTGCCTTTCCGCCCCACATTCTATCCTTAAGTTCAAGTGCGGTTGCTACTCCTATACCTGCATACGCTGCACAATACAAGCTGTCAGCACCAGCACCGATAAGTACACCACCTATAAGGTGTTTGTACCTATTACTTTCTTTTAGCCATTTAATTACTTTCTTCATCTTGTTTTTACAATTTCTACAAAAATAATATAGGAAAAACGATTGAAAGGTTTATGTTTGTAATTACGATAGTAAAGATAGGATGAGGCTGCCTACTAAAGTGATGTAACATATCCCTTCTGCAATAAATGTAGCATTCTCTTTCCAGCTCTTACGAATGAATACAAGTGGGAATAACACCCACAATATGAGTAACCATGGTATAAGCAAAGCTACTACAATCTGACTTGCTAATCCAAAGAGATAACCTCCTACATAATGTAGCACTTTGTTCTCTGTCCTGTAACAAGGCGAAGCAGCTACCATCAACAAACCTACACTCATCATTCCTGCAATATAACCCTGTTTAGGCGGTAAAGCATGAAGAGAAGTGAATAACAAGATAGTTGCTGTCATTGTTGCCCACAACGAAAAGCGAACATCACCTACATAATAGCTGAAACTACTCACACTATCTGGCAACTCCTTTGCTTTCTTTGCTGCTACTATTGCCATTGCAACTGAAAGTACTACCGATAAAATGATTAAGTAAACCATGACTGCATATCCTTTTTATAAATCACATTCTTTTCTGCCCACCCCTCTGCAAGCGTTTTACTTACAAATGAAACAGCTAATAAATAAAATTCCCTCAGCTCCTCCTTTGTATTAAACTGACGATACTTAGGGGCGTCTTCCTCTCCGAACTTGAACGTTACAGGCAGGTTGCTTCCATTTGTAAGCATACACAAGTCGAAAGCTGCTTTGTAGTTAAACTGATTTTCTGCAGATAGATATACAAGGCTTCCTTCATAGGTAAATCCTGTAAGTATCTTCGCATCGGTCAGTTTGTTGATATGCTCCACAATATCTTCTTTAAGCTCTGACTCTATAGGTTTATATCCATAATCCTTACGCCAGCAGTAACCACTTTCATCGCTTTCATTGTCCTTATGAAAACCATAGAACAACACATAGTGGTCATCGGATAGCCGTAATAAACTGTCATTGCGTTCTTTCGCTCCGTATACTTTGAAAAAATCTGTATTCATATTGCTAAGAAAAGAATTCCAGCCTCAGCAAAGGCTTTAAAATTAAAATCAGTTCTGTCATAATTTATTGGGTTTTGATTTAAAAAGTAATGTTGCTAATATCAAAAGTTATCTCGTCACGTTTTCCTTTTGCGAGTTTCTCGCAACCAGCACCGATGAGCATTCCGCCCATCAGGTGCTTGTTCCTGTTACTTTCTTTAAGCCATTTAATTACTTTCTTCATCAATTAGCAGAAATTGAGTATTACTTTCATTCCAACATGTATATCTACATCTGTTACTGAGGTGTTTGCAAACCATAGTCTTGCACTACCACTGCTCCATCGCCCCTCGCTATCTACCTCGCATGTCAAGTTTGTAACAGAATATACCTGTAGCTCTTGATGCTCATCAATATTTCCACTGATGAGATTTCCAAATGTAAAGCCCTCTGGGATATTTATATCGACGTAACTTATCATGCCTTGTTTTGCACTGCCAGAGGAAACAGTAATAGCGTTTGCTTCTATAACATTGCACGCCTTCAACTGCTTATTGACGACCTCACCATATATTGCTAATAGTGGAAGTAATTCCCCGAGCGCAGATTCAGCTGTATAACCAGTTGTGTCGAATGGCCAGATACACCACAGTGTACCTTGCGGCATCTTCTTCATAATTTGATTTCCATAGAACCTATGAATGTCAAATGCTTTCATTCCTAGCTCCGAGACTCTCGGGACACCGCCAAGATTGTAATATATCTCTGTACTTGAATTAATTAAGAAATTATACCCTTCACGTTGTAATGTGTCTATGCCAGCGACACCTTTATTCATCTCCTTATTGTTGTACACGCAGACAGATATATTCTTGTTAATTCGAGGAATAACCCTTTCATTACGACAGATTGGATCGTTCCAAACCATAGGAATTAAACCATACGTAGTACAAAGTTCAGCTTCCATGTTGATGTAATCTGCGTAGCCCCATGTTCCATTTTCCTGTGCATCCGTGAATCCTGTTTGGCCGCCCCATTCATCAGCAGATATATGATGGTATCGAAGACCACACCTCTGGGCTAATTCGCAATACTTCTTTAAGACTGCAAGCCCAAAATTGCGACCTGTTTCAGAGGATATATCCAGATTTCCTGCACTCCAAATTGTCTCTGGATATTTTCTTGTATATCCGTCATCGATATGTCCAGGTCCAAAGCCACGAAGACATAATTCTACTCCTCTATCGTGTGCATAGGAAGATAATTCTACAAGCTCGTCTTCGGTCAGTCCATGTTCATATTTAACTAGCTCGTAAGTTTTTTCATCAACATTAACAGTGCTATCAGACCACCTTATATTGTTGTCATAAATAAGGAAGTTTAATTTTGCTGATTGCATCGCGTCGATAAATACTTTATAATTCGCTAATGTCAGCGGAATATCCCATGTCTCTAACAGAACACCTTTAATAAAGATGTTCTTACGCTCTTGTTGTAATGCCAACGTAGCTGCTTCATTTAATCTCAATGCCTTATCGCTAAGTACATATATCTGTTGAGAGTTAAGAAGTGTGTCACTAAATGATTTTCCATTGACAAAACTCTTACTTCCAACAAGTCTTTTTATTTCTAACGATTGAGATAAGTCAAACTTTGTTGCACCTCTACTTGTCACATTAAATACAAGGAAATTAGCATAGTTTGGTACATCTAATTCAACAGATTTTTTTTCGAAAAACGTCCGTGGAGTAGAGATGGTTTTTGAAGCAAAAACACCTTCAGTGACACTGTTTTTGAAAAAAGCAGCACCATATTTATATTTACTGCTATTCCATAGAGAAGGCTTTTCTATGACAATTTTCTCTCCTCTCTTCACAGGTATCACAATAATATCTGTGAGAGCGTCTGCTACGATAGCACCAGAATAATCTTGAAGTCGTAGTCCAGAGTGAATCATATTGCTTATCTCTTCACGGCTAACATTTGTCCATTCTATACGCTGCTCTACTAACACCTCACCTAAATTTGCCCCTAAAGCCTTATTACTTGAAGTATCAGATAGTGTTTGCGCAATATCTTCTTCTGATAAGAGCGGAGACATTACTTCTTTTTCTACCGTTATGGATGTCTGAGACCCAGTCCACAGAGATATTTGTAACATATCCTTTTCCAAGACAAACTCATATACAGATGGGTCTGTGATATCCCCATTGGCAATCGTATGTCTTGCCGAGTCTGAATATATTAATCCGAGGTTAACACTGTTAGAGCCTCTGACTGTTAAACGTATCTTACTACCTTGGGGCAGACTAACGTCAAACACTTCCTCTTTGTTTGTCTGCAACTCTTTAACTTTCGTATATGTTTTCTTCTTTTTGTTGTTATTTACATACTCTGTCACAGCAGCTTGTGACATTACTTTTGTAGCGCTGTCGCCTGCCTCCTGCGCAATAGGTAGGTTTTTCACCATGTCTTCAATGGCTCTCTTAGCCTCATTTGCTTTGTTCTTCGCATCGTCAATAGCTTGCTGCAAAGCACCATTGGTATCTTCAAGCATTGGCGTACCGCCAGACTCTCCTGTCGCCACCCATGCGCCACCGTCTCCTACATAGATAGGGCTTGGTAATGATTTCCCAACAATTGCCCACCAACCATCGTGCGGACGTGGGAATGCTTCACGCAGCTTCTCTACGGTAGTAAAGATTCCTTTGTTAGAACCTTTGATATTCTTTGCGTCAAGCCAACCATCTATTACAAAAGTGCCTTTAACACGTCCATCACCTTGTATTGTAATATTTCCTCCTATAGAAGTATTGCGACCAACGGATACGTCGCCATCTAATTGCGTTGTTTTCACTGAACTCATATTAATGCTGATTTTGCTAAATCTGACAACGCCTTGCTTAAATCAGCATTGCCATAAGTTGTTAATACTAATGATGCTATGGTGTAAACTACAGCTTGGTAGCAACGTTCACAAATCTCGATACCATCATCTTCATCAATTACAGGATAAGGAAGATAGACAGCTCTACTAACCATAGCGTTCTCACTCTTACAAGAATAAAATTCCAAAGCCCTACCTTCTGGGCGAATAGCGATTGCACATACAGGCTTCTGAGGAGTACCACGTATGCCCTTAAAGCGGCTACTTTGCTTTTTGTATTCTGCATCATCCTCACTGATAGCATGATATACAGCACGCTCCCAGTCATCCATTTGGAAAACTACAAGACGCATGAAGTTCTCAGGAAGCAGACACCAACCACTTTCAAGCTCCTTCCAATAAATCGCGTCTCCAAAGTTGTTACCTCCATCAAGTAGGTATACAGGTGCCGTGCTATGTATTCTTTTTACAGCGTCTGTAACCTTTGATTTTATGATACCGTTTAAGGAAAGAGTGTCCACGTCATCAAAGCCTATCAGTGTGTCACTGGACATATTTTGGTCTATTGCTATGCGAACATCTTTTGCTATTTCATCAAGACAATATACTTTCATTGTATAAAGCTGTTACTTATCCAAACCCTCGAATTCAATGTTATTAGCCTTTGCAACTTCGAGGATAGTCTTAAGGCTGCGGAGTGACGTACGACTAATGCCCAATGTGTCTGCAAGGTAGTTCTTAGCTTCTCCCAAGTCGTTCACTGTAATCTTCTGGATATTGCCGTCCTCACTCTCTTTAACAAGGGTATACTCTCCATTAGCGGTCTCTGATGTTTTCTTAGGTTCCTCAACATGGTCAAGGGTGAATAAATCTCCAAAACGATAGTGTCGTTCGATAGCATTCTGCAATTCTTCACTATCAGTTGAAAAGACGCTGCCACCATTTGATAGTGCTATAAAAGATAAATGCACACTTTCTCCACCATCAAGAGTAACGTTTATCGCAATATGCGAATCTGATATATAATGCTTTGTCATGTCTTTATAAATAAAAAGGGATGGGATGTACGAGAATCCCACCCCTTAGTGTTATTAATTGTTATTTGGTGTTAGGCGTGTGCAAGCTTCATACGTGCATGTGCTTTAGCATAGCGCAAGTATAGACAACTGACCTCCTGGATAACTACAGCGTCGGTGTTGCGAATACCTGCTTTCTTTAAGTCAAGAATATTACGACCCCAAGAGATATGAGTTTTCTTAGACAAATATTCTGGATCAAGAGCGAAGCCACAATCACTCATACCATTAACATCAAACAACTCATGATGAACAGTAAGAACCTCTCCAAAATCTGTATCCCATGACTTAAACTTCAAGTTCCAAACCTCAACGGTGTCCTTTAGACGGAACTTGTCACTCTTAATCTTAGAGAATGCAGAAAGCATGTCTGAACCACAGAGGAGAATCTTACGTTTGTTTCCAATACCAGTACCAACAAACAAATCCTTGGTGATATCGACGAGGTCTTCATCTGAAATAACTGCACAATTCTTTGCTGCATCCCACTTTCCTACCTCGATATCCTTTCCTGCCATCCACCAGATGCCACCAGTGAACCAAGTATTCATACCCTCCTTAGCGATATGCTTGATAACATTCTTTACACCAAATAGGTAAGAGTTTTCCATTGCAAGGCGCATGTCGTAGATACCATCCTCTTCCAAATCAGAGAAGTTCCAGTTCACCTCCTTTGACGCAATCTTCTCAAAGGTTGACTGTTCTACTTGAATCATGAAGTTCTGACAGTACTGAGTCTCTGGCATTGGAATATTATTGAAACGTCCAGTCTGAACATCCAACTCTCCACAAGCCTTACCCATTCTTACAAGCGTAGCACCACTCTTAATCTCTGGGACAAAGATTGGCTGCTTAGAGGTGTTATCCATAGAGCCATTTACAGCATATACTGTAGGTACGTTTGTAGAAGCATCCTTACCACATACACACAGCACAAGGTCAGGAATATTACTACCTGTATACGCCTTACCTGTATTAGGGTCTGTTACACCCTTAACACCAACTACACGAATAGTATCGTCAAGTGTAAACATATTGGTGTCGCTCACAGGAAGTGATGTGCTGGCACCAGCGGTCATAGCCTCAACCTTCTTTGTAGTAGTACACTTAATTTCACGTGTTCCAACAGAATAATACTTCACCACAAATGAGTCACAAGAACTTGATTTTGCAAAGCGGCTAATCTGGTCTACTGGCGTAGCCATAGGGCGAATCTTAATGATACGCTGGTCTACGTCGCTCATGTAGAAGTTTTCGTCACCATCTGTACGTCCCTGTGTTTCTGTTGCAATACCATCAGTGCCACCAGTGCCCTCTGCTCCTGCATTTGTTTTTCCTGCATCTGGAAGTGCGGAGGCGTTAGCCATCAGCACGCCGTTTGACGCTCCCATCACAATAGCCAACAATGTTAGCATAATGCGACAGAGAAAACTCGAACTTTTCTTAATTTTCTTCATTCTTCTTTTGTTTTGAATTATTAATAGTAAAAAATGTACTTATTTGTAGGCTGTACGTTTTTCGCCACCTCGCTCCCAAATAGACTGAGCTCCGTCGTAGCGACTGATAGCACCAAGGTCTGGCAATTGTCGTTTAGAGCCGCCACCTCCGTTCTTGCCACTGAGATTAGCAGTACCATCATTGTGGGACTTTTTGCGAAGTTTCTCATCAATCTTTGCATTACGTCCTCGAACTTCGCCTTCATGTGCAGCTTCCTCAACATTAGCATCGTGATTGATAGCCTTTGAAGCCATTTCAATACTCTCACGTGAGAACTTACCAAGAATTCCATCTTTCATGATGTTAACAAGGAATTCCATTATCTCGTCGACCTGATCATCACTCCATCCCTTTTCATCTTGAATCGCCTTAATAGTGGAAAGCGTTTCTGCAATATTCTTTTGATACTGCTCGTCAAAATCTTTCTCTTTGGCGACACGTTCTGCATACTCTTGACTTGCTTTTGCAAGTTCTTCCTGTTTATCTGGGTCTTTAAGTTCTTCTACAAAGTCGTCTCCGAACATACGTACCAATTCTATGGCAGGGTTGCCACCTTTACGCCAATTGGTGAGGAAAGAAGCACTGCGAGGGTCACTTGTAAAAAGGTCTGAGAAAGCCTTTTCACGCTCCTTATAGCCATTAATTTCCTTTTCGTATCCATCGTAGTCGTCCCCGATTTGACCATATAAAGCCTCTTCATCGTCAAAGTTATGATCAGGATACTTCTTACTCATCCTTTCTCTAAACTTATCACGATTACTCTTAACTGTTGGATTTTCAGCCATAATCTTATATCTCTAAATTTATGATGGTTGTTTTAATGCAAAAATAGGATACAATTATTATATAAATCGTTTAAGTTTTTACGTTCTTTTTTGTAACTTTGGAACATAGATAAAACCATTATGAAACATCGAGGTTCCACTATGGAGTATGCTGAAGAGCGCATGAACGATATAATGAGGTTATATGATGAGCATATATCTTCATGCGAATATATCAGTATTCCACACATTTGCGAACAGATATCCAATATGCCTTCACGGAGGTTTTGGGTATCAGAAATTTGGGCAAGCAAAATAGTAATGGCAATTATAAAAGGTAAACACCCTTATTATAAGATGCGTCCACTAAAACGTGAAATGTTTCATGAAATACACAAACGTGTTGTTGAACTTAAGACAAAGAATCCTAATTGGTCGATTAACAAGTGTTGTGAGATAGTTGTAGCACAGCCTGCTCCTAAATTTTATTTAAGTGCTGGCAGTATTAGAATTATGATATGCAAAGAGAGAAAGAAAAGATACGAAGAAAGAAAGAAAAGGTTACGTCATTGCTTTTAGCAGTGACAGTAATAGCTTTATCCTTATTGAAGCTTTCTGACTTGCACGAGGTTGGCATCTATGCAGGAGGTTCGTGGGTAGGAAGATGTCTCTATCCTTTCTTTCATTCGGGTATCATACATGCTACCCTTAACGCTTGGTATCTTATCAGTTTAGTTTTTATCTACAATATCAGATTACAAAGGCTAATACTTGCTTATATTGTTGCCGTAACATTCCCAATAGAAACACTTTCTCAAGTCTTACCTATTTCTGCGTTACCAACTGTGGGACTATCTGGGATTGTTTTTTTTCTCTTCGGTTCTATTTCGTTAGAAGTGCGTAGGAAATTATACTATCAAGCATGGATGGTGTTCTATCTTATTATCGGCTTTGTATTTCCATACACAAATGGATGGCTCCATCTGTATTGTTATTTATGTGGCATATTGTCATCTCTTCTTAACTATCCGATTGTAATATGCAGAAAGAAGTAATCAACATATTAAAAGAGAATGACAAACGTAATGCTGACGTTTACCAAAAGTTTGACCCTATCAGCGGTATAGGGTCTATTGGAGAACGTGTTGAAGTACGTATAGATGGTTTTCCATTAGAAACACAGTATATTCCTGTTGAAATGCTTAGCATTCCATTGGTAAAACTATTAATCAAGTGTGGAAGTATCATAAAATTCCTAACAGAAGAATTAGAAGTAGAATATTCTGAGGAAGATCGTCTTAAAGTTATAGAGCAATTTGTACGATTAAGATGCCGCTATGACTTTGCATTTTGGGCTGCATTGTATGTTTACATCAAAAACAAAGGTGGTGGAGACGATGTGTTATTTCGACTCACGCGACCTCAAAGGAAGTTTGTAGAGCGACTTGAAAAGTTGCGCAAAGCCAACAAGCCTATACGAATAGTTCTACTAAAGGCACGACAATGGGGAGGTTCTACAACTTCTCAGTTGTATATGGCATGGTTACAGCTTGTACACAAGGTCGGATTAAATTCTCTTATCATCGCTCACCAAAGAACAGCCTCTGACGATATTAAGGATATGTTTGACCGTATGATTAAAGATTATCCTATAGCGATGCTTTATAAGTTAGGTGAGGCGTATAATGAGAACGAGCCTAAATTAGTCGGTGTCGGTCATTCAGGCTCTATCTATCGAGTTCCACAACGTAACTGCAAAATTAAAATTGGAACTGCAGAACGCCCTGATGGCTGTCGTGGTGGTGACTATAACTTAATACATCTTTCTGAGGTTGGATTATGGAGAACTACTGAAGGAAAGAAACCTGAAGACATTGTTCGCTCTGCATGCTCTGGTGTCTTGTTGAAAGCATATACAATGATAGTATATGAAAGTACCGCTAATGGTACAGGTAATTTCTTTCAGCGAGAATACGATGCTGCCAAACGTGGGATCTCTCAATTTGAAGCCATGTTTGTCTCATGGTTTGATATTGAACTGTATTCATTGTCATTTGAAAATGAAAATAAGAAAGCAGATTTTGCAATATACTTATGGAAAAACCGAAATAACAATAACCCACCGTCTACACATGCAGAAAGTGGAAAATATCTTTGGTGGTTATGGCAACAGGGCGCAACGTTAGAAGCAATTAACTGGTATGTACAAGAGCGTGCTAAATATAATGAACATGCCCCAATGGCATCTGAATATCCATCTGATGATGTTGAGGCTTTTGTACATTCGGGTGAACGTGTCTTCGATAAGTATAAAGTCGATGAGTTCAGAGCATCATGCAAACCGCCTAAATATATTGGAGATGTTTATGCAGATGGTGACTCTGGTAAGGACGCACTTAAAAATCTTCGCTTTGCAGAAGACACACAAGGGTTACTATGGATTTGGGATTTGCCAGAGATTGATGACAAAGAGATTGTTACAAATAGATATCTTACAATAGTTGATATTGGTGGGCGTTCGAAAAAAGCTGACTGGTCTGTTATATTAGTAATTGACCGTCTATTTATGTTAGATGGAGGTAGACCTGAAGTTGTCGCGCAATGGTACGGACACATCGATATGGATATACTTGCTTGGAAGGCTGCACAAATAGCAGCATTCTATGATAACTCCTTACTTGTTATTGAGAGTAACACACTTGAGACACATGACAAGGAAAGGCAAGTGGACGGAGATTTATCGCACTTTATTCTTAATCAGATTAAAGATGTCTATCCAAATCTCTATGCACGTAAACAGACAGAAGACGAGATTAGGGAAGGTCTGCCACGTAAGTATGGTTTCCACACCAATGTTGCAACTAAGCCAATGATTATATCAACTTTGATAAAGGTTGTACGTGAACATTTATACACAGAACGTGACGAACGCTGTTTAGACGAATATGTGGTTTATGAGAAAAAACAGAATGGAGCCTTTGGTGCTATTATTGGCAAGCATGACGACTTATTAATGACACGTGCTATTGGTCTTCATATATGTTTCTTTGAAATGCCTATACCAACTATTGTGATGCGTATCAACATGCGTGTCCCCAAGAAGAAGAAAGCAGTATCAGCTGCAACAATATAAGTTTAATTTAATATATAATAAGATGATGAATGTTTTTAAAAAATTGAAAGCTTACTTACGTTTTCGTGAAGGGGTAAGAAAAGCGAATGAGGCACATGAGAGAACTGGTGAACGTTATTATGTTATGCCTGCGTCAGGTACAAAGAAAGCACTCCTTGTCATGGATAGATTTAACTTCCGTCGACTAAAACACAAAGGCTATATCACCAATAAGGCTTTTGTAGCTGACCTTGAAAGAGAGTGCTTTTATGCAACCCCATATAGAAATGGAACAGCAGAAATGCCCGCCTCTGTTATTGAATTGAAGAAGCAACAGTATTACTCTTGGTGCAATGGGAAGATACAACGTAAGACAAAAACAAAGCCTTGACGGCATTGCCACTCTTACCAATGACCCTTTAGCGGTAGAGAATATCCAAAAGAATGTAAATAAGAAAAGATAGACAAAGAGGGTGTGTCAAAATGGACACATCCTCTTTTTACTCCCCCCTTTACCTTGTCTACCACATAATCCGTTATTTACTGCAGCTATGCTGCTAATTTCATATAAAATGATTTATTGGGCTTTAAATAACCTATATAAACTTGTATAAAGCATCTGAAGGTGACTAAAAGTAGCTCCATAACGGCTTTTAGTTCCTTGAGATTGGTTTTTCTACACATTTTCCCTATGTTAAAGGCAATAGCGAAGAAGGCAAAGTCCATATTGACCTTGTCTTTCCCAAAATGCCTAAACCTCTTGTAGGCTTTATTATATTTTGTTTGTCCAAAAACAGCTTCAGGTTCTATGCACCTTCGTCCTCGGTGCTTGATGCCTTCTTCCGAGGTCAGTAGTTCCCGTGCCTTTTGTTTATAATGCTGTAGTTGGTGGTTTACTTCTATAATTCTGTTCCCTCTTGCCTTAAAACATGAGCCTCTCAAGGGGCAACCATCACAGCGTTCTGCCTGATAACGTACGCTGTAAGTAACGAATCCATTAGAGGTTAGGGAACGCTTCATGCCTATACGTTTCATATGCTGTCCCATAGGGCAGACGTAGAAATCCTGTTCCTTATTATAATAAAGGCTTGCGGGACTGAATGGGTTAGGTGTGTAGCGTGGACGCTGCTCTTTATGGAAGTAGTTATACTTCACATAGGCTTCCATATTATGTACGTCCATGAACAGATAGTTCTCCTCGGAGCCATACCCCGAATCGGCTACGACAGTCTTGGTATAACGATGATAGCGTGATTTGAAAGACTCCAAGAAAGAAAGTAGTGTGAGTGTATCGGTACGATTGGCATAGAGTGCAAAGTCGGTGATGAACTGGTTCTCCGTTGCTATCTGCAGATTATATCCAGGCTTAGTCTGTCCGTTCCGCATAGCGTCCTCCTTCATGTGCATAAACGTGGCATCAGGGTCGGTCTTGCTGTAGGAGTTTCTCTCTCCCATAATCTCAAGGTGTTGGTCATACTCCTGGAGTTTATTACGTTTCTTCTCAAGTTCTTTAAGCTGTTTTTTCTTGGTTCTAACAGCCTGCTTCTCTTCTTTAGTCTTAGGCTCAGGGGCTGATTCCAAAGACTTGTTCAATTCCTCGGATATCTCATTGAGCAGAGCTGCAGTAAACTCGACACCTTCTGTTTTAGCGGCATTGTCCTGCGCTATGACATCATCAACCTGAAGCAAGAGTGTGCGTATTTGTTCCTGCAACTTGGCGCGGTTCTTTTCCACGGTTCTCTTCCAAACGAAGGTATACTTGTTGGCTTTCGATTCTATTTTTGTGCCGTCAATATATTCAACGTCAAGACTTATCAAACCTTTGGCTGCAAGTACTAATACGACTTGTGTGAATATATTGTTGATTTCCTTTTTCACACGATTACGAAAACGATTGATGGTAATAAAATCAGGCTGCTCATATCCTGCAAGATAGATGAAATGAATGTCACGCTTGAGAAGCGACTCTATACGACGGCAGGAATAGATATTATTCATATAGGCGTAAAGAATCACCTTGAGCATCATTTGTGGATGATAAGGCTTGCGACCACTGGGCTTATAAAGTTTGTAGACATTATCCAACATAAGATTATCCACCAAGGCGTCTAAAAGACGAACAGGGTCATCTTCTGCGATATCCTTATCGATTCTTTGAGGAAAAAGAATCATTTTCTTGTGTATGTAAGAACGAAAGTGTACCTTTGTCATAATGAGATTTTTTGTATGCCTAAAGGTACAAAAACTTTAGGAAATAGCAAAGCCCTGGCTTGAGAAAGTCGGGGCTTTGTGCATAAAAAAGAGGATGTGTACATTTTGACACACCCTCTTTGTTATGCAGCTTGTAACGCTTGATGCAGTTGGTCTACAGCTTGCATATTAGCTCCTTGTTGCGCTTTTTGCATAATCTGCGGTGATACACCTTGAGGTAACTGTCCTTGCTGTATCTGTTCTTTTTGAGATTGTAGGCTTTGCAGTAAATCATCTGCAAATGGGAAGTCTCCATGTTCAAGTAGTTGTTCTACGCTGATAGCTTGAGCTTGCCATAGTTGCATAAGGACATCATTAGCAAGTTGACGATATGCTGGTGTTGTTGTACTTTCAGTGATAGACAAATCAAATTCAACATCTCTAATTTTCTTAGGGTCGTATTCGATTTGTGTACCACTCTTTCCTGCGATGTTAAACACACGTTTCCCATCATAGAATTGCTGTATATTCTTCACGTCCTTATAAGCTCCATCTATAACAAAGTAAGAGAAGCACTCCAACATATCAAGCAATGACATTGTAGAATTCTGAACTTGCTGATTATACATGGACGCACTTTGCCCAGAGAAGCCAGGCTTACCCTGCAAAGCTCCATTCACACCTGATATATCCTCAAAGAACTTTAGCTGTAAATTGAGTAATTCAGTAATACCAATATTAGTAGAGTTGTTCGCTACTTGATGTGGCATTTGCCCTGTCTTTGACGGCTTAAAGACAATAACGCCATTAAATTCTGCCCAACTTTCCGCAATATCTTCCATACTAACACCATCAGGTAAACAGTCTTCTGGCATCAACAAAACGCCCTTAGCACTCGCTCGCATTATCCAATCATATAGCGTAATGAGTCGGTTAGTATACCTCTGCTGGTCTATTACATCACTAACAAACGAATGAATCTCACCATCTATAAATGGATAAGCTTTGAAGATATAAGGGTGACTTCCATGTTCAAAAGGAGTCTCTCCTTCCTTAAGGATATGCCCAAATGGGGAAAGGTAATAGAAGTACCAATAATCATCCATGAACCAAGTTGCTTTGATAAGTGGGACTTCTTCTGCTGGCATTCCTGAAGCCTCAGCCATTTGCATACGCTGCTCGTTTACTGAAACTACGTCCTTGTAATAATCTTCCTCATCTATTTTGTAAATATCTCCATTAAGATAGTCATGGCAACGATAGCGCGGCTTCTGCTCCTTGCGCCAAACTTCTATAACACGACATCTTCCAGGCTCACTGGTGAAGAGGAAATCAAAATTATCAAGTCTACTATAGCCAAACTTCTCTGCGTAGCTCGCTATATATTCCTTACTATCTGCCCATTTATATATGTCTTTCAGTTTACGATAATCTTCAGGAGCCTCCGCAAACTGTTCACAAAGTTGCCCAAAGCTAATATCGTGCACCTCTCCCAAGCAACCAACGTCCCAACCACGAAAATCACGCATATTGTTATCAATGAAGAAGTTGTTAGGTTGTACGTAATCTGTCCAACAATCTTCCTTGCCGTTACGCCATCCATAACTTTTGCGATGTACAATAAAGCCAGAGATTAAAAACTCTTCCATTGTACGTGCATATACCTCGCTCATTCTGTTGAGCTGCATATTACACTGTAAGATGGTTGACATTGTTTCTCCAAGTTTTTGTTCTTCTCTATCTCGTGCTACACATGTAGGTTCTTTAGATTGAGAACGGTATACACCAAGTACATTACGAACAAGTCTTCGGATAAGATTGTTCTTTAGCGGAACGTTACCTTGCTGCTTGATGTACTCTTCCTCTGTCATCGTTTTGCCATCGACGCAAATCTTATCGTCCCATTGATCTCCGTAGGTGTATCTCTTGTTTCTCTGTCTATCTTTTCGGAACTGCTCCATTTCGTTCCAATAGTGTTGAGCCTCCATGAGCACATCAAAAGCCCTACGCCTCTCAAAATTGTTTGCACGAAAAGCAACCGTATCCATTTCCTCATTTTTTTTATTTGGAGTAATACGGCTCATCGGTATAAGCTTCTCCCTTTTATTTGTAACAGTATGCATATTGATATCCAATTTAATAGTGTAGGCAAAGATAAACAATGCCTACACTATCATAAGTTTAACTATTTACGTGTCTTATTCATTTCTTCAATCATCTCTTTTTTTAGTTCTGTAAGCTCTTTCTCAATTAAGAGATGCTCAGCTCCATCATTAGCTTCTTTCAACTCTTGATACAGAGCGTCAATATCCTTACTATAGTCTTCAAAAATCTCATAACGAGCAAACTCTGGAGAGTTATATAGAAAATCTATCTTATCAGCATAATCAAAGAGACCTTTGTCAGTATCATTCTCATAATGCTTCATTCTTGCCTTTAAGACATCATGCTCTTCTTTAACACGCATATACTCATTGTTGATAGCACGTGCCTCTGTACGCTCATCACCATTCTTTAAGATTCGATTGAGAAGTAAGAAATTGCGTGGGTCGTACTCTCTATCCCCGGCTATAGTCTCTGCACTCTTAGAAAGTTTATCTATAGTGCCAGAAACACCACCAAAATATCCATTGAGGAGATATTCTATCTGCGCTGGATTGATATCAACAGAACCCTTAGTGTAAGCGTCTCCACCTGTAGACTCGTTAAGCGTCTTGGCTATTCCGACAAGATATTTGTTAGCGCTCTTGTATGCTTTTGTCCATTCTGGCATGTACTTATTATAAGGAGTGTCTTTATAGATAGGCATACCTGTCCAACTCTTATTGCTATAGACTTCTGCAAATGGCTTAACAGCACTTGGCACAAATGCCTTAACACCGCCTCCACCTTCTAAGAAGTCAATAGGAAGAACCTGAGTTGCTTGTCCAGCTATTGCCTTACCTAACTCTGACCCTGTAAAATGTTCCTTTCCACTCATAGCACTTACCATAAGTTCTCCCATACCATAGATTGCACGATACTCTACAGGTAATGGAATAGATACCCATTGGTCTCCTATCTTAAACAAGATATTGCTACGCCTTACATATTCAGGCAAGTTCCAATAACTATTTGCATCTGCGTCATCGTCTCCATCTCCCATTCCTATGCCTGCAATTACAGCGCCAAGTAAGAACATTATAGCCGAAGCGGTAAAAGCCTTAGCAGGATGTTTCTTAAACTGTCTACCAAAGTTTGTTGTACCTTGTATTGCAGCATTCCAGAAGACAAATCCACTGCGCCCTATACCCGAAACAAAAGCACTTGCAGTACCGATTTTAGTCTGTCCAACTGCGTTCATAAACTTCGCACCACTACCTTTCTTATTGAAGTTTACAGATATTTCTTTTGCATCGTAGATAGAACGTTCTACAGTTCTACCCATCTCACGTGATGTAAGGTAAGCTGCAAAGCGTGCGCAGTTCTCAACAGCACGATTATACTCATCAAGTTTTTCTCCAAGTAAATTAAAAGCTTTTGTAATACTTAGCTTACCAGTAGCACGCTTCAACTCTCTACGAATATCATTCTTATGCTGCTCAATATCTCTCACATTTGCATAGCCTGTTTCGCCACCATTCATCATAAACTGATAGAACATATTTTCCAGTTTATTATTCATGTCAAGCGTTCCTTTTCTATGCTTTGCAAGAAGGACTTTTATTTGTGCAGGGTTGCAACGTGCAATGTTTCTATGGAAACGTAATGCGTAATTCGGACTCTCCTTTACCCATACTATTGAGTTAGAGAAAAGCATATCTCGAATAAAGTTTGAAACAACAAAGTCTGGATTTCTTGTAGTATAGAACGCACTTAGTTGTCTATTAACCATCTCCCCAGCTTTGAGAATTGCACCAATAGCACCAGATGTATCATTGTCTGGGTTAGTCTGCCCATTGAGAGCTTGAGCAGCTCGTGGATTACCATTAAGAGTTAAGATATAGTCTCTCCCTCCACGTTTAACAAGAACTTGATGCTGACGCAAGTCACGGCTATCGACAACCCTATAAGGAATATTTGCAGTTTCTTTTCCATGCTTATACTTGTCTGGAGCCTGCTCAGCAAGCGTTTTCATTTTATCTTCAAACTCTTTCAACTTCTGTTCAATATCCTCTGCGGAGTCGTTTTCCTCAAAGTTGTCAGGGAATACTGGCTTCCATTCGTCTGCCACATCATCATATTTTAACCATATGTCGCTAATACTAACGAGGTCGCTTGGATGATTGAGTACAAAGTTAAAGAAGCGCTGTTTAACAAGTTTGTTTCTATTTCCCTGCGTTATAGCACTCTCAGCCATACTTTGCATGTTTGCAAAAGGGTCATCAGCTTTAGAAGAACGTCCCTTGGCAACTTTTATAGGTGCATTAAAAGCGCTATTCTGATGCAAAAGATATGCGTATGCTTCCTCGCTTGTTGTCTCATCAAAGCCACGAAGTGGAATATAGTATTTGTACATATCGCTTATTTTCTCATAAGTGTCCTTATCCATCATTCCACACTCGTAACTTTTAGATAAGATTGCAGCATTTACGGCATTAACCTTGTCCCACAGATTGGTAGTATCATGAGTATTCTCGTACTCTGATACCATCGTTTCCGCATCTACTTCTGCCTCTGTTACATTATCTTTACCTGTTAATGCAGTAAGTCCTGCATAGTCGCGATATTCTGCAAGACCTGCACGTGCGCTCTTTTGAGCATCGCTTAACTTTTCGTTATTGAGGATATCTTCTATCGCACGCTTACGCATGACAGCATTACGTTCCAAGCCGTGCTTTGCCATCATGTAATCCACAAGTTCATTACGTTCTTGTGCATTCTTACATAGCTTAGCAACTTCTGCAAGCATTGGCTTAAACAAAAGGTGCGCAAAAGCATCCGCCTCTGCTTTATTCACTGATGACAATCTATTTTCGCCTAAGTAGGCGTTTTCATATCCGTCAATGTCTTCAATGTTAACATTCTTTCCCTCAGCCTTAGTAATAGCATTCATTGCTTCTTTGAGACCAAGCATGCTATCTTGCAAGGCTTCTTGTGTCTGGAACATGGTTCTATTAACACGCTGCTCGTACTTCTCTCTCGCATTAACACGCTCTTTCTCTTTTGAATCATCTTCTCTATATAGAATCCCTCGCTCAGCTACATTAGAAGAATTAGTGTCCTGCTGATCATAGTTTCCAACCTTTAACTCATTTTGCTTTGCTACATCTTCTGCCTCACCTAATATGCTGCGATATCTACCTGGCTCTTTCATATTTTCATAGCTACGCCATAGCAAATAACGAAGTTCGTTGTCACTTAATTCTGTAGCTGACCAGCCCTCAAAACCGATACTATGTAACATCTTTAGGAATAAACTTTTTATCTTATTCCATATTGCATAATGAACCCTCTCGAAGTCTGTTCGTTCTGCCAGTCCTGCAAGATACTCTTCTGTTGCTGTACGGAAATCCCAGTTGTTATTTGCCGCTTGACTTGTTATAATACGTCTTATTTCTGGTTCAACATTCTGATAAACGTTGTCAAGGAACGTCTCGAAGTGTTCGCCAAACAATTTCCTTAGCCCATAATGCGCTACAGCCTCATGTAGCAGAGTCTTCTCTACATCTTCTACACTTGCATGATTAGGGATAACGATGGTGATTTTTCCACTACTCTTAGAATAGAATCCTTTTGCTTTAGCTTTCTTTCCCTGCAAGCTGTTACTATTTGTAACGGTTTCAATATTATCAAGATGTAACCTGTCAGCAAGCTCACTTATACGACTTATCATGCGCTGGCGTTCCCTTTCCGCAAAAGCCTTGTTGTCTTCCTCGCTACGCTTGCTCTTACCAAGCATTTTTGCAACTGGGTCATTAATAAAGCTTAGTTCGTTGTCTGAGAATGAACCCTGCCCAGAACGCATAAGAGTTTCCTCGTCTTCTGAAACTTCTGAAAGTGAAGAGACCGCTTCAACGTGTTTATCCATCTCGGCATACTTCTTTTCCTTTTCTTCCATTTCTTTCTTCATCGCTTCTGTGTACTCTACAAATTTCGCCTTAGCTTCTTCAAGTTCACTCTCGAATTCGAAAGGTTTACCTTCTCTTGAAAGGATATGTTCTAAGTCTGAGCTGTAGTGTGCAATATTTTGTGTTGCTCGCTCTATACTCTCCTTGAAATCATTACCAGTAATAATATTATCAGTAATATCCTCAATTGCGTTACGCATCAACGCCCCCTTTACGGGTACATCTTCAAGTCCAAGTTCCTTTTGCGAATAGGTCATTGTACGAGTAGACTTTGCGAAGAGATTAATACCCTGAGAAGACATTTCTTTAGAAACCTCGGTATGAATAGCAAAGGTAAGTCCATCAACATCAACGTTAATGGTGCTGCCATAAGTAGCATTGGTTCCATTCTTAACCTTTTCGCTTTCTTCTTTAACCTTCTTGTTATGCTCTTTGAAGAAGTCCTCCATTCCTGCCACACTATCATACTTATGTTTACCAACAATGATAGCTTTAAATTTGCCATCAGGGTAGGTATTATTCACAAGTGAAAGGTTCTTCTCGTTCTCTTCCTTTTGAAGCTGAGCTTTTTTGATAAGTCCATTAAGACGTGGCTTAGCATTGTGAATATAGGTTTGGTCTGCTTCCCACTGGCGTTTGCGACTTTCGTACTTACGGACGTTCTTCTCTGCTTGGTTCTTCAACATAGCATACTCGCTTCCTGAAAGTTGTGCAACAGTATCTCCAAAAGAGTCTTCTTCCTCTTCAAGAATACGATTCTCCATACTGTTTGCCATAAGCTGTTTACCATTCATTATACTTTCAGCAATAGCACCCTTAGTCTTTAGTCTCTGATAAGCAGTAACGTCAAGACTATCTTCTACTCCGAAACGAAGCACGCGCACAGGCTTATTCATATCCTTATGAATATTTCCTTGTCGCAATATACGTCCATTGCGCTGTGTATAATCCATAGGCCTATTAGGCGCATCGATATGTATAAGCGTATGTAGGCGCTCTTGTATATTCACACCTGTTCCGAGTGTAAACGTACTTCCCATAATTACACGTACCTCTCCACGATTAACCTTATCGAAGATTTCCAATTTCTTCTTAACGGTCATTCCCGACTTCATCACAACAATTTGCTTCTCAGGAATACCTGCAGCAATAAGCTTATCCTTAACATCCTCATAAAGATTAAAGCCACTGGTCTTATTCTGATAATTGTCAGCAAACAAAGCTACAGTACCATTGTAAGAAGCTGTTTCTTTGAGGGAACGTAAAGTCTGACGCACAGCCTCATTGGTCTTACTATTAGGGTCGTCTTCTGCCGTTTCATCAACTAATCGTGCATCCACAGCAGCAGCTTTAGCTATACTATACATAGTAAGCGGAATATGAGAATTCTCTTTTTTCTCCTTACCACTCATCTTGTCGTATGCCTCAAGTTCTGCCTTAACGTACTTTATAATACCACGAAGTGCTGGTGTTTGAGGTAGATAAAGGTCTTGAGCCTTGTCTCCCTCCATCTTAGGAATTTTATCACTAACCCCACCAGCGTCTTTTGTTCGAACCGTATCAGATACACTTGACCAAATACGCACTAACTCTGGTAAATCAATATAGCCTGCAAAACGATTATTCTCTTTGAACTTTCCACTGGTTGTAAACTCAAGCATCTGCTGAATATTACCAAAGTTTCGCACAAAGTCGTCAAAGTAGTAGATACCATACTCTTTCATAGTTTCAGAAGGCATGAGATAACGCATGAACGTCCAAATCTCTGCTGCTGTATTACTAATAGGAGTACCAGTTGCAAAGATGACATTACGCCCATGGCTCTTTTGTAATACGGCTTGCGTTTTTAAGAAAACACCCTGTGACTTTTTAGAATAGGAAGGGTCAATACCCTTGACACCACGCTGCATAGCTGTAGCAAAACCAAGATGTTTATACTCGTGCGCTTCATCGATAAGCAGAGCGTCAATTCCCATGTCATCGAAATTCTCTGTTTCATCCGTTCTACGCTCAAGCATCTCACGAGCCTTAACCTCCGTATTCTGTTTTGTAACTGCACGTTTCTTCTCATCCTTTGCTGTTCGTTTCTCTGAAAGTGTAGTAGTCAAATCTGCTAATTCTTCTTTCAGCTGCTCAACTTCTTTCTCCGCTTGACGAGTGATTAAATTACGACCAGACTTGTCTGCATCTTTCATCTTTGCCAAGACAGTCAACTTCTCTTCTATTTTATCCTGGATAAACGCCATCTGACGTTCTTCGCTATCGGGGATAAATTCAAAGGTTGATTGAGGAACGACAATCATATCCCAATCGTTGTAACGTATCTTCGCATAGAAATTCTTTCTTCCTTCTGCATTGCGGTCACTATCCTCAAGCGTAAGAATCTTCGCATTTGGATATAGCTCTTTCGCACTTGCAACAAACTGACCTACTGTAGCATTCTGCACTACAATCATAGGCTTACGTGCTGTGCCAAGTCTACGCATTTCCATTGCTGTGGAAATAAGCGTAAAGGTCTTACCAGTACCCACTTCATGCGCAAGCATTAATGGTTGCATTGTTCCACGTACAACGGCTTTCGCTTGATGTGGGCGTAACGTAATATTATGAGTAGCACCTCCGAAATGCTCTGGGATGTATTCACTTGGTATATCTATAGGTACGTAATTATTGAAAAGGTCATTATACACCTGCTCTATCTTGTCAGACATTTCAGGATTACTCTGCATTTTATTACGTGCCCAATCCTTAAACTCCTGTCTTATCTCGTCTATACGACTTGAGCATGCTTGTGTTGCTTCCTTATCCGTAATAGTTTCTGATGTACCATCATAATGCTTACGTGTCGTTGAGACTGTAATAGTCTTATTCTGGATAGCCGCTTCTATAAGTTCATGTCCCATAACGTGTTTACCCAACAAGTCACTATGTACACCAAATGAACGATTCTTTTCATTGTTCGTCCAATGCGGCTCTTTCATAAACCATGTTCCACCTGCTGCTGTAAACTTGACATCAACATCAGTTTTATCTTTAACATATTCCTCATAAAGTTCTGGTGCAATCCATGATGAACCTAAGTTGAATTCTATAAGATGTGCAGGTATGCTATTAGGAACAACTTCTTTAAGAGCTTTAATATTCGTGTTGTACTCTCCGTCTTCGTTATTTTCTTCTGCTTGTTTTAACTTTTCCCTTACATTTCCACTAAGATACTGGTATGACACCTCTACCTGTTTGCTTACAGGATTCTCGAAACCTAATCCGCTTGCAATAATCTCACGCTTAACTTCTTCCGCTGTTTTCCCAAGCTGATTACTGATATATGGGATATCTATTTTACCAAACTTGTAAACGCTCACCACAATACCATCCTTAACATTCTTAGGCTGTGGTTCCACACTCTTCTCAACAACACGCTTTTTAAAAATGTCTGTCTTGTGGAATGGTTCTACACGCTTACCGTTTTTATCTGCCTTTTCCTCGTATTTTTCTAAAGAGAATACGTTTGGATAGTCAACATCATTGCGTAGGAAAGCTATAGAAGTATTCTTGTTGAGATGTCCATATGTATCTACAAAAGAGTCGTATGCCTTATTCAGTTTGTCAAGTAAAGGCTGTAACCCCTCGTTACCCTCATTCTCTGTCTGATACTTTAATACATCATTAAGCGCCTGCTTAATTTCTGTATAAGCCTTAAAGCATTCTTCTTTTGTATGTCCCTTAACTTTATTCGTGTTAAGATTAAGTGGTACTGCCTGACCTAATTGAGCTACGCAGAGTTGACCATCCTTGTTTACAAGCATGCTTCCCTCTTTGACATCGTTACCAAGTTCCTCATAGACGTTAATAGGCTCCACGTCTTGTTTTGTTGATGCAGCCTCATCTTTCATATTAGTAAAAGACTGAACAAAGTCTGCTAACAACTTATCTTGCGCCTTGTCATTAGTAGGATAAAGTCCCTTTGAAGTAGCACGATATTTATCGCCATGCTCAAAAGCGAACTCCATCTTTCCCGCCATCATTTCTGGGTGCTCAATAAAGTATTTGTTGTAGTCCATCGAAAGATGTTTAACAACTGGAACCTCTACACCCTTAACACGTTTTGTTTCTCCAGTATCGAATTCCACCGAACGTTCACCTGTAACAGTGCTTACATCGATTGCATTTGGCGAAACTTGACCATTAACACGCTTGCGAATGACAATAATATCTGACGTAACGCCAGTACCACCAAATGTTTTATTATTCAATCGGAAAGCACCGACGACATCAGCATTGCCATCACTTACCAACCAATCACGTAGTTTCTGTGAACTATCAAGGGTGCCATTTGAAGATATAAAGATACCGATACCACCCTCACGCAGTTTACGTACGTTCTTTGCAATACAGAAGTCATGAATGTTATGGAACTTCTTAGAAAGGTCGCCATCTCCTGTTGTGTCATTAACACGAAGACCTGTAACAAAAGGAACATTGGTAATCGCAAGGTCTACACTTCCGTTCGGTACTCGTGTCTGCTCAAAGCCTTGTATATTAACGTTAGCCTCAGGGTAAAGTAAAGAAAGAATATTGCCAGACGTTCCGTCTATCTCCACTGCTTGAATACGACTACTATCGCTTATATCCATTGGCATAAGACCAAGAATATTACCGATACCTGCAGAGCCTTCAAGAATATTGCCACCCTTAAAGCCCAACTGCTTTGCAATGTCCCACAATGTATCTATAACGTACGCTGGTGTGTAATAAGCACTATTCGCGCTCATCACGGCTTGTTCGTAACCCTCTGCGCCTAACAAAGTCTGTAGGCGAGCAGGAATAGAATCTTTACTCCAGCTATATGAAGCTTGATTAAAGGCTTTGCCTAAACCTCCCCATCCACTAAACTTACGGAGAACAGACATTTGCTCGGGAGTTGCTTTTTCGCCACTCTCGACAAGTTCATTTGCCAACTCAATAGCTTTGATATTGGCTTCAATACGTGCATCAACAGATGTAGGCGCATAGTCTACACCACGCTCAGCATGATTATTAGAAACGTTTAGTCTCGATAAGCGTCCAGAGGGTCGTTCAGTGCTGCTGCGTTCTTCTGCATTTCTGCTCTGTACTCGCTTATCTCCTTGTCGCTCAGACCTGCGTTCTTCAATATCTCTGTCCAGTTGTCTTTCGTTAACTGACCTGCTCCCAGAAGATTCTTGTTGCGAAACTTCATCATCTCCTTTTCGATTTTCTGTTCGAGTTCTTGGGTTATCTTCATTGTTCTGTGATTTAGATTCGTTTTCATCGAAGAAGCCACCAAACAAATCACCTGTGGTAGGCTGCTCCAAAGATACATCTTTTTTCTTTGAGTTGTTCTTTTTTGCTGGCTTTTCTTTCTCTGTGCTTACTTTTTCTTCTTTTGCAGTAATTGCTTCTTCTGAATTTGTGACAGGAGAGAGTTCTTCCCAGTAAGCAACATCATACATGACAGGTGCTAAACCTGTGTCAAGTATTGGTCTGTTATTGTCAGACCTGTCGATGTCATAAAGAGTTGCTTCCTTGCCCTTATACATCACCTTGTCACCAATATTGAAGCCGTGCAAATCAGGGACTATTTTCTCCTGCCACCCCTCTTTATTAAGTGTCTTTGCAAGATGTCTCCATTCTTCAATAGAAACCTGCCCATTTAGCTTAATAGCAACCTTGTAAGGGGAGGTAAAATGCCCAACTTTAATTTCTGTACCAGTTTCGTCATTAACAAATGTCTTTCCAAAGATTCCCTCTATATCCTCCACAGAAGTAAACCTACCTTCGAGTCCATTAGATGTAGGAGTATCGTTTGCAGTTTCATCTTTGTCGTTAATAACTACTCTGTAGCCTGCACGTATTAGTTTTGGAAGGTAGGTATCAAGTGTATAATATGGGAAGCCAACCATATTAACACCATCGTTCCTTTTGGTAAGAACAATACCAAGTGTCTTAGACAAGTCTTTTGCATCATCTTGATATGTCTCGTAGAAATCACCAACACGGAGCAAAATTTTTGTATCTGGATACTTCTCTTTTAACACATTATATTGAGCGAGTAATCTACTATTGGTTGATGATTCTGTAGGTTCTTCTACCTCATTGTGGTCTGTTGTCTTCTCTTTACTGACGATGTCCTCTTCCAAATTTTGCACAGGATTTACTTCTGACTGTGTATTAAAGATTGCATCTGCAAAAGTATGTGCTTCTTTTGCTGTGTTAAACACAAAGCCATTAACACCACGGAAAGAGGAGTAATAACCATTATGTTCTTTTGCCACCTGCTTGCGCTGGGTATAAACATCCTTGTCAGTGCGCTCCTTACCACGTACAACCCAAATATCAACATCTTTTTTGTTGTTGTGTTGCTTGGTAATAGAATACGTATCGTTATCTACATCTTCTAACTCATTAGTATTATTTTGTTCTTGCTTTGCATTAAACTCAACTGTTGCTTCATTGTTAATCTGCTCAGCTGTTTCAATAGCGGAAGGCGTTAACTGCTCACCATCATTACCAATTGTAGCAACGTCGAAACGACTCACCTCATCATAGGGGGTCATTTCGCTTGACAACTCCGCCATCTCTGGTAAATCTCTTGCACCATTGTAGAATGCTTTGAGATATGGACGAATAGCATCTCCGAGGTCAGAAATCATTTCTTTTGCATAGGCTCCAAAGGCACGTGCACCATTCTCTATATGATACACTGCCATTTCTGCACCAATAGCCAACATCTCAGGGTCTACACCTAAATTAAGCTGTCCCAACTTAGAACGCATACGCTTCTTTAATTCTTCGTAGCGTTCATTAGATACAAGACGCTTGCCGCCTTTATCCTCAATAGGATGCTGTACATTAACATCCCCCTCTGTTTTAACAGAAGTATATTCTGCAAACGGTTTTGTCTTGCGTTTACTGCTATCAATCCACTTCTTGAATTCTTCCTTGCTAACTTCTGTAATGTTGCCCAAGCCTTGCCATCCCTCTTCATAATTAGAAAGATATGCTTTCCTTGCGCTTTCCATGTCAGAGAATCCGTACATTACCTTATGCTCATCGAAAGAACCATCTTTATTTACCTGGTCTACAACAAAGACATTACCCTCTGTTGGGTTATCTGACAAAAAGATGTCGATATGATCACCATCAACGCTTTCTGTGCCTCGAATGTATCCGTAGGTGTTATGCATCTCGGTTTCCCATTCCTTGCCATTTGCGTCCTTACCACGACGAACACTACCCTTAGGCTGTTCAATAGTGACATTGAAGCCATCTACCTTGATATGACCTTTCTTGTAGTTACCAGCTTCTTTCTGTGCTTCAGTCGGATTGGTATCAACCTTTGCTTCCTCTTTTTTACGTGTACGCTTAGCTTTATCTTCTGCCGCTACACGTTCAGCCATTGCAAACAAATCTTCACCTCTTACAGGCTTTTCTAAATAATTGTCTACATTTTCTTGCTTTGTATCAGAAGATTGTTTATCTTTGCTTTCGAAATCATTGTTATGGTTTGATGCGCTGCCAGCTGGCTCGTTGCTTTGAGAAGCTTGCTCGGTGGAAACATTTGCAGGGGCAACACCTGTAGTAGAAGTATCTTTCGCGCCCTTCTCCCATAACAATGTTCTTTTTGCTAAGCCTTCTATTCTTTCATAACCAGAAGTCTTTATTCCGTAATAACTTCCACTTAACGAATCCAATAGAACTGTTACTGCACGTCTACCTGTACGACTTCTACCATTTTCGATAGAGAATATGATTGCACCCTTTTCTCCTTGACGTACGTGATCAAAATTATCTATCACGTCTAATACGAAATCTATCGCATCGTCAGCTTTAGAGAGCCCCATTTCCTTTCCATGCCTATCAAAGACATGTTTAAGCATAGATGGAGTAAGACGGAAAGGTGCTTGAGGTTTATTGATTTTATTAAAGACCTCGTCTGGTATATTTGCTAAATCAATATTTCCATTGATGTCTTGATAAAAGTTCTCTCCATTGTCAGACTTCTGTTGACTAAGAGAATAAGCCCCTTCGCCAACTGCCTCTACTCTTTTTTCTCCGCTTCTACCACTATCTCTTTCAGTTCCTCCTTGATTGGCTTCTGCCCCATCGATATCCTCACTTCGTCCTCTTGACGTAGTATCTCCATTGCTTCCTGTTCTCCCTTCTTGGCTTGCTGAATTATCGCCAGCCAATACATTGCTTCCTTGTTGTCCATTATATTCTATATTTAATGTTTCTTTGATTGCCTGCGCAAGTGAACGTGGCGTGTTATCAGGCTGCTCGAACAGAGTTTCTTCTTGTGTGCCTTGTATAAGGTCGTACATCTTATTGAACGTACCCTGTATGAGTGACTGATTATCGCCTTTGTACATAGTCGCAAGCAATAATGCAAAGTTACTATATTTTTCTGCAGGAAGGTAACTTTCTCCTGTAACATCGTCAAAAGCAAGTTGTCTTCTCCATGCTTCAACAGCTATACGTGCATCTTTATGATTCTTTGCATTCATAAACATGCTATCATGTGACAGAGCATAATATGCCATGATAGAGTCCTGAATATCCCCTATCATACGTTCGCTTTGTGGACTGTCATAATCACGATATGCCGTTGCAAGAATTGCTTTCTGTGCTTTTGCAGGTAGTGCGTTAAACATCTCCTCAAGCTGTGTATTACCACCCTCAAAGATACTTTGATACATAATACCCTTGATATCATTCTTTGCTTCAGCTGTGATGTTGCCTTTGCTATCAAATGCACTCTTATACTGTGTTGGACTAATCACTCCATTAGCATTTAGCCATTTCAAAGCGTTCACACCGTTGCTATCAACAAGCTCTGCAAAAGAGATATTCTCGTCATTAGCTCGCAAAAGAATGTTTGCAAAGTTCTTCATCTTGTCACCAAGTTTCTTAACAACATTCTTAGGCTTGATGCGTTCTGTACCTCCGCTTTCTGTATCACTTGCTACAAATTGACCTAATGAAATAGCCTCATCATCATTCACATCGAGCATATTAACAAGTACAGGCTTATCCATTGCCGCAATGTCTTCTGGTCTTAAACCAAATGATTCTGCATGATCAATAAGATACTGCTTGTACTTATCGCCTTGTTCCTGATGATTATCCCACATCTCACGAAGCGCGGCACTTCGATTATTGCCCTGAATAACCTCTCCACGACTATTCACTGTTGGTGCTCCTGTATAAGCTGTAACAGACGATGTAATTTCTTCTGGGCGAATATTTGCTGCAATCTTACGTGCTGCACCTACGCTTGCATCGTCTTTACGCTCTTTTGGTTGTGCCTCGTCGATGAAATGCTGTGGATTTCGTTGCCCATTCTTATGGCTTGGTTGTAACTGATTAGCTTCGATGATTGCAACGTGTCCTCTTGGGATGTTATCATCATCAAATTTAACCTGCACTTCTTTACCTTTCGTTGCGTTAATAGGCTCTTGTCTATCTACCTTATCTCCATTAACACGCCTGTAGCCTCTTGCTCGTGCATCGGTTGCCTTATCTTCTACAAAATCGGGTACGCCATTAAGAGCTTCACGCTTGATACGTTCTGCTTCTTCTTGCTCTACACGTTCTTTCTCTTCCTGTTCCTTACGTACACGTGCCATTTCATCAGCTTTGCGCTGTTCCTCTGCTTGTATTGCGGCTTCACGCATACGATTAACAGCAGCAATCTTCCTCCAATGTGCAAGTGTTGCCTTTGCCTGTTCAATAACCGCAGCACGTTCTTTCTCTGCTGCAATCTTCTCAGCAATGCTGCCACCACTCTTTGTTTTGGTTTTTTCAGCCTTTTTTACACCAGCTTCCAAATCTGACACCATATCATCGGCAACAGTCTGTGCCATACTCGTGTCACCTTCCGTCTGCTCTACAATAGCATCCCACGCCGTTTCGGGCTCTGTCTGCTCATAAAGAGGCTGACCAGATTCGTCTTTAGGAATGCGCTCCAAAGCTGTTGTTTGCTGTTGTGAGGTTTCCTTTTCTACCGAGTCCTCAGTCTCTTCCTGCTGCTGAGTTGTTGTGTTTTCTACAACAGTTTCAGGCACTTTTGTCATAGCATCAAGTTCTTCTGCACTAAACAGATTTACTTTCTTGCCATTAATAGGTTGCTCCGTGTAAATTTCAAACTTACCATCTTCATTCTCAGGGGCTGTTATACTTCCGCGAACAGTATTCCCATTCTCATCAGAGAGCGTAACCTCATCGTTTATACTGTAAGTGTTATTAGTATTGGTAGTTGGTGCGTTCTCTACAACCTGCGTTGCTGCAACGGCTGCTCGACGTGCCTCATCAACCTGCTGCTGTACTTGTTCTTTTGGCAATAGGATAGGCTGCTGAGCTCCATCAATATCAACAAGCACCATTTCTGGATTAACCTGCCCTGTCTTTTCGTCTATTGCATCACCAATTATAGACAAAGAGTGTTGTGTTCCGTCTTCTTTGTCTATGATAGAATAGGTGTCACCTTGCTTGAACTCTAATTTTCCGTCAATCTTATCAGCCTGCTGCTGTGCAAATGTCTGACGGATATTGTCTGCTGCAACCTCTTTCTCCTCTTGCACGTTAATCGGTGCATCTACCTTGAAGATTGCAGAAGGGTCTGCTGTTTCAAGTTCTCCAGTCTCGGCATCACGCAATACAACGAAGTCATCAGAGTGTTCATGATCAACACCACTACCATCTGGGAGCATTACAACATTGCCATTGACAATATACACTTGTCTATCATCAACTTTCATCGTTGCTGGGTGAATGGCACCAGTATCAAGGTTAGTACGTTGGTCTACCACAAGCTCACTTTCATGTACTTTTGTGTCAATATCATCTTTCACACGCTGAATCATACCATTATAGGCTGCACGTGCATTGGCATAGTCGGTAAACGCTTGTAACTGTCCATCGTTAAACTCATCACTATGCTTCATATAGGCTAAAGTTGACGCACCGCCATCTTCGCCTATCATACTTTCAAGTGTATCTTCATTCCATCCAGTAGCTTTTGTCGCTTGTTTCTTTGCTTCGTCATAAAGAATAGCTGTATTGTTGAGTTCCTTTTCATCTTGCAAGTTGTAGCCCATACTGTAGGCTTCGTTCTGCTGTCTGCTTTCAATCTGGGTATCCTTTACTTCATCGTCAGCATTATTCACCTGTGATATATTGAAACCACGGAACTTGGTCAGGTTGCGTACATAGTTCATGGCGGCTTCTTTCTCCTGCGGCTCAAGGCTTTTATTGTTCAATATGTTGTTCACTACAAACCCTGCCATGTTGCCGTTATCGGTCTGGTCTATCTGTTCTTTCAGTGGTTGCCATTTTTGGGGAGTAAGACGAAAATCCGCAGTCCTATCCGCCTTGTTCATACCCTGTTTGTATCTATAGTAGCCCTGAATGTGCAACCCCATAGGCGCAGCTCCCAAGAGCGCACCCATGGTGGCACAGCCCAACCAGATGTCCACCTGCTGCTTCGGGTCTGTAAAATCCCGCACCGCTTCATCAGCATGTCCCGTGATCGCGTCAAAGAACATACCCTCATATTCTTCTAAAGCCTCACCCGGTATGCCGTTATACCCGCCCTTTTCAAGTAGAGTAGTGTAGTTCTTGTACCATGCTTTGTTGCCGATGCTGGTCAGCGTGTCTGATATTCTTCCAAGACCTATCTTGCTTAATGCTTTCTTAGCAGCACCGCTGAGCACCTTTCCTCCAGGAATGAACTCACCAAACATTTCTGAGCCATTCTCCCGTGTCTGCTCACGCTCTGCTTCCACAAAAGCACTCATCAGGTCATGCTGATTCTCCATTTTGTAGTTGCCGTTCTTATCCATGCTGACATCACCAGCACTCAACTGTCCCATTTTGGCAACGGTGCGCCCTATACCTGTCGTATTGCTGATAACAGCACCAGCAGTATGCGCACCTACCACAACACCAGTTGCTTTAAGAGTGGCTCGTGCGATAGCCTTTGCTGTTGCTTTGACTGCGGTTTCACCAGCAGTCTTAGCAAGATACTTTCCACCAATTCCAGCCACCTTACCTGCAACACCTTTTGCTATACTACCAGCACCAGGCAACAGCAGGAAGTCTTTCATGAAGTCAATGCTCTGTGCCATTCCGCTACCGGCACGTCCCCACGCTCCGTATTCGCTACCATACGTACCCTGTACCACATTATCGGTCTGTGTATTACGCAATACGGCTTCCGCTGCTGCTTCTTCCTTTGTGAGAGCCTGACCTGTCTTCCGCTTGCGGTTAATGCTATCAATGTGTTTCTGTGCATTGATAATAGCTGTGGCATCTCTCATTTCTGGCAGTCCATCGGCAAAAGTGTACCCATTAGCGAGCATAGTGCCTAACGAGTGCCAGAAACTATTCATCTGACCATTCTTCTTATCCTCCAGAGTCTGTATAGTCTGGTGGTTCTTGCGTATAGCTGACATTAGTTGCATATACTGCTCATCTTGTGCAAAACCCATGTGTTCTGGGTCCGTAGAAATAGCAGCAGGGTCTACATTGGAATGCGAAGCCTTTCCCATCTCTGTAAGTATGCGCTGATACCAAGGTCTGTTATTGTATTCGTCCTCCAATTCTTTACGGCGTGCACTTACAGCTTCTTCCAGTCGGTCTCGCTCACTGTATGCGTCCTCCAACTGCGATTGTACAGGGTCTAACTCACGTCGCTTCTGATCATCGATAGCCGCCTGCTCAATGTCAGCCTGCGTTTTGTCATCATACTCGTTTCCAGCCTCTGTCAAGTAGTGCGATTGCATCTTGCCAGTTTTCGGATTATACTGCTTGGCTGTCTCCACCACATTGTTTTTTTTGCCAAGTTTTACAGGCTCAACATGCAACCCAGCTTTACTTTTAGCATAAGTCATCATGTTTTTCGTGCGTTGCAACCCAGCCTGAGTGGTGTTGACAATGTTTCCAACATTACTTATCATACTTGCTTTCTCGACAGCAGTCATAGGTCTATCCTTTTGCGATTGCGGTCTTGGTGATTGTACAATATCCTGTGGAGTTGCAGCTGTCGTTACATTTGAAGTAGGTGTAGGTTTTGGTACCGTCTGCTTCTGAACAGGAGTATGCTCAAGCGAGAAAGCATGAAGTCCTTGCTTTCTCGCATTATCGAAATGCTGTAAAGGAATGTCATAATCGCCCTTCTGCGCATCACGCATACGAATTGTAGCACCCTTATATGCATCTGCATACGACTGAATACCGTACTTATCGACATTTTCCTTTGAAACCTGATGTTCTTTGCCATCGGCTGTTGTGATAGTGTATGTTATCTTATTTGGCATAATGTATTAATTTAACGGTGGTTTATTTGTTGTGGTTTGCTTTGCCGTAGGCTTTGTTCTGTTACGACGATAATTGTTTGCATTGAAACCTCCTGTCGAAGTTGATTTAGACGGTGATGCGCTTGTCATTCCTAACACGCTACGAACTTCGCTATCCATAGAAGGGAAGTCCCCTATATTAGAAACAACAATTGCAGCAATTCCGTCTTTACTTTGCGTCTTCTCCAACTGTTCCGCTATGGCGTTGTAATGTTGAGCCGTCTTACGGTCACCTGCTTTACGATAACGTTCTGCGGCTACCTTTGCTTTTTTCACCATTGATGGTGCAAGAGAGGTAAGAGCGCCTTTCCTGTCTGCTGAATAGGCATAAATATTGCCATCTTTGAGTCTAATTGTCTCTTTTGCGCCTTTATCTTTACCTGTAACAGAGCCCTTAGTCGTGCCATCAGCATTGTGCGTTGCTCTAAAATGGCTTTCTGCTTGACTAATTCTTGCAGCGCCTTGTGCTTCACTTACTCTGTTATGACGACCAGCTTCTACTATCTGAGCACCTTTCAGTCCCTCACTTGCCTTGTGTGCACGTTCTGTTTCCGCTAAGACTTTTCCTTTGTACTCCATACCTTGAGCAAACTGACTACCTCGCTGGTCATGGTCTTTTTGCCATTGGTCATCCTTGACGTTGTCACGATCTTTCTTGTATTGGATTTCTGCTGCGTCTTTCTGCTTATTGTACAAATCTATACCAAGCTGGCGCATCCAATTTCTATCTTTATCCTTTCTTTCGTCGTCAGCCTGATTTGCAGCCATAAGATTTCTTATGTACGCATTTTGCTGCGCATCTCTGTTTGCACGCAGCTTTTCCCACTTGTTTTCCGTCTTAGCAGATTGTGAGTTCTCATGCCTATACATGTTGGGTGCATACTTTGTCGTGAAATAAAGGTTAGATAGTGCTGATATACCGTCACTAATAGCAGAGAACACTTTCTCACGTTTCTCTTTCTTCCGTTCATTAGCCAACTCTTCTTGTGTTGGAGGTTGATACGGACTGAGCTTCGTAAACATATCAGTGTAAGACATACGTGTTGGCGTTGCAGTCTTTACAGGAGTTATTTTATCCCCCTCCTTAGCAGCTACACTCTGCTCTATACTTGAAGCAGCTGGGGCTACAATAGAAGGAGCAGTGTTGTTACCGCTAATATTTCCTGCTTGAGTTGTCGGAACAGCCCTATTTTCCCTAAAGTGGGCATTCTCGGCTCTCTGCTGCGCTACTCCTGCAGCACCCAATGCAGTTTCCGTTTTCACTCCTATAGCTGGACTTGCAGGCTGTGGCGGCTGTAACGTAGGGGCAGGCTTACCTAAAATATCATTTATAGCACTCATATTCTTCGTTTTGAATTAGAATGGAATACTACCAGCAGCACCAGTAACACCTTGAACAGCTTGACCAATAGCGTTAGCCTTGTTCTGTTCAATCTCATTGAGTTGATTGTTAAGTGATGCATCACGCTCTTGGTACTGATTTTCTATTGCGTCTTTTCTTTGTTCACCATTTGTAGCAATCTGTGCAGTCGCATCAGAAAGAGCTTTGCTATTTGCAACTTTTGTAGCTGCAACACTTTCTTCAGTGCCACCCATAACAGCTTGTGCTCCTACTGCTGCTTTGTTGCGATTCTTAATACTTTCCTCTGTCATAGTTAAGATGCGCTGGGCATCTGCACGCTGTGTTGCATCCTCGTTATAACGTCTGTCAAACCAGTCTTGGTTGGCTTTTTTCTGCGCCTCTACATTGGCTTTCATCTTCCTCATTGCTTTTGATGCGCTGATACCTCCAAAAATACTACCTGCGGCACCAATTGCTGCTCCGATTAATCCCATATTGCGTTGTCTATTAAAAGTTATCTATTTTCTGCGAAAATAACACATTACTTTTGCATGGTTAGTTTAACTTTTAATACACCAAATAATATGACTACAGAAAAGAAGAAGGGAGGACGACCTAAAGGAATAGCGAAGACAGGCGGTCGTGTTGCTGGAACTCCAAACAAAGTATCTGGAAAAGTAAGAAGTATTCTTGCAAATGTTACTGGCAATTACTATGATTCTGACTTATTTGAGAAAGACTTAGCAAGTCTTGAACCTAAAGAACGTATACAAGCAATGGAGAGGTTTACAGCTTATATTGCTCCAAAACTACAGGCAACAACTCTTGACGTTGCAACAGAGACGAAGAAGACCATCGAGGACAGACTTATCGCTTTGTCTGGTGGGGGCAAAAGAGACAATTAGACTCAAAGATGGCAA